CACTGTGAAATCGTTTTCCATCTCCACATCGTCGGTGGTGGCGAAGTCCCAGCCGATGGCCCGCATTTCTTCCACGCGGGTGTGGTCGGGATTGGCGCCGCAAACGTCTTTGGCCATGTGGTAGTGGAACTGTTTATTTTTTTCTACGCGAATCTTGCTGGCTACCGGAGGATTCAACTGGCGCGCTGAAATGGTGGGGTCGAAAAGGTCTTGAAGTTCCTGGTTCCAGTTCTGGTAGTTTTTCCCGTGGTCATCGTAAATCTGCTCCATGACCTTCGGCGGAACTACGTTGCGTTCTGGCATGTTAGTTGGTCAGCCTTCCGTCTTTGTAATCCTCGGCAAACTTTTTCGGGTCGATGCCCAGCTTGGCCAGAGTCTCGGAAGCGGTTTCCACGCGGTCATTGCTCTGCCACGCGGGAAGTTCGGAGATGGGGCTATCCTCTCCGCCAGTTTTCGACGCTGATTCTTCGATGAAAAACTTGCCGCTGGCGTCCGAGCGCACTCCGCCTTGCCTTGCTGCTCTGCCAATTAAGACGTTCACGCAGTTTTCGCAGCGCTGTGCGTAGTCGGGGCGGGCTTTCAAATTGATGTCGGTTTCAGCGAACATCTGTTTCAGTTGCGGGATGAGGTGCGCCCACTGCGCGGAGACTCCCTGCAAACACTCCATCTCGGTGACGCGCGCATTCGACTGCACTGAGAGAGCAAATAGAGCTTTTTCCCGGTTGGCGGCTTTTTCTTCGTCGGTAATAGTGGCAGGGTCGCGCGGGGGAGGTTCGTTGTTGCCTTTGGCCGCTTCCGCTTCGATAGCGTCCCACTTCGTCTTTAGCGAATTGACTGTTTCACCGAAGGGCTTGATTTTTTCGTCTATGACAGCAGCAAAGCGCTCGACGAGTGCGTCCGCTTCGGATTTAGTTTGGTCGGGAGGTTTTTCGTCGCTTTTTCCGAACTTGGGCCACGCCATGATGTACTAGTACGCCTCGCTAGGCTAGGAGCATTCCCTAATGTACTAGGACTTGTCAACATATTTGTGAGAAAGCCTTGCCACCACGCTCTCGTGACGATGTGCCAGTGGCCGTCCGGCGATCTTAAAATCTCTGTAGGTCCGTGAGTTGGTTTCATTTTTTGTCTCGTTTCTTCCAATCGGCTAAGTCTTCCGCGAGTCCGAGTAAGTCTTCAAAAGCCGCTATTTTGCCGCGCCAGAAATTCATCTCTGCGTTCTTCTCCGCGCTGGACGTGATGCCGTGCACGATGTCCGCGCTATGCTGCGCCACCTTGTCCTTCAGGTCCGCCAGCAGCAGCAGGAAGCCCCGGTTGAGGAGCAGCGCTTCCGCCTCCTCCTCGTGCGCGAATAGATTGAACCATCTGTAAGAGCTTGTCGGCGGGGTTCCCGGCAGGGGCACCTTGGGTCGGCGCTTGGGCATTCGGCTGCACCTCTGGCAATTCGATATTGGGGATAAACTCTTCCGGTTGGTCGGAGATTTGGAAGTCGCGGATGATTTGCTGCATCAATCGGGTTTTCGCTTTAATGACATCCTTGATCCACTTTTTGTACTCAGGCGGGATATTGGCGTTCATGTACGCCTGGAACTGCGAGGAAGTTTCCTTGATGTAGGCACTGACCGCTTGATTCAATAGAATTTCGTTTTGCTTGGTCACTTCCTTGTTCATGCTGGCGGTCGCCGCGCGCATCGGGATTCTGGCTCGGCGCTCCACAAAGTCCTCTAGCGCTTCAGTCAAAAGTTTGTCGTCCACTCCGAATACCGTTCCCTTGCGGCCAAGTCCGAGGAAGCCGTAGAAATCAGTGCACAGCGAACCCAGTTTAACGTGCGAGTGGCGGAAGTCAGATTGCCGGTGCGAGGAACGGGTATTGGAATCTTGCAGCGTGGCAATCGTTCCCATAGACGAATACGAACCCTTTTTACCGACCGTTCCAGCACCTTGCCCCGCGACGGCCGGAGCGATCCCCACTCTTTCCCGCGCTTGCTGAATCATAGCCTGTTCGTTTTGCAGTGAAGTGGTGAACATGGCGGCGTTGGCAACTTCGTGGTGCATGAAGTCGTCTTTATTCACTGGAAGCATGATGCCCGGCCAGATTTTGAAATTGCGGTCGATGTTCTTGTTCTGCGGGCTGAGGGTGTTGATTCCGAGCAGGGACCAGGTTTGCGCGTCGTTGCGCTGGTTTTTCGCGGTCGATACTTCTTCCTGGTTGTGCTTGAGCATTTGCGCCATGCCCTTGCCATCGACGGAAAGGCGCGTCTCGACAATTGGCACTTGATTGTCGGGCACGAAATTATAAACGCAGTTCAAAGTGATGTGGGTTTTAAGGTGCCGCCAACAGATGAGCCGGTGTTTCTTTTTGTTGTGGTACCACGAGAAGTAGCACTCGTAGATGTCCCACTCGGCCATCGTGTTATCCTGCGCGTCGGAGATTCCTTTTTTCGAGTTCTCGCGCTTTCTGATGTCGGAAGGGCCGTAGCGGTCGGGCTGTTCCAGAACTTGTTTAACTCTATCGGCCAGGAAGTGTCCTTTGAAAGAGCGCTCCTGCAATTTGCGCTTCTTCAGCGTGCACACTCTAACGATGGGGTCGTTATCCTCGAATACCGAAACGTCGGGATCAATCAAAATATCTTCGTAACGGGCTTTGATTAGTTTCGGACCTTCATAGAGTGTTTTGTTGTCGAAATGCACGCGGGTTTTGGTTTCCACTGTTTCGTAGCCGACGTACACCGCTTCTATGCGCTGTTCGGGTGCCACGATCATCCACGATTTCCCTAGCCCGGCAGAGTCGATAAACCACTCGTTTTCGCGCGTGTACAAATCTAGTTCGCGCGGTTCGTAGGCCGCATAGTCAAAGAACCGTTCGAGAGCTTTGCCTTTTTTTGTGAAGTGTGCGGCCTCATCATCGTTCTTGGCGGTGAGCAGGTATTGAAAATAAAAGAGCGGGGAAGTGAGCCAGATAAGTTGCAGGACGCGCGCGGCCAAGTCGTCGCAGGCTTCGCCGGCCAGTTGGTGCACTAAATTGGAGCAGTTCGGGAAGGGCCAGGACTTGTTTTCGTCTTTTGGTTCGCCGTCAATGATGCGCCGTAGTTCCGGTATTTTGTTTTCGTGTAGATTGCGCAGGCGGGATTTCAGCGATTCGATATTCTTATCTAACCAATTTCCGATTTCCTCTTGGATGGAAGCGGGGAAATTAACCGAACGTGGTTCAAACTTTCTTGCGGGGCGCTCGGTGATGGTGGTGGGAGCGGTGGCCATTGGGGGATGCTACCACAGAACTAGTACCCGGCACTTCCCGTAGTTGAGCGCGATTCGAAGTCTGACTGTTGCGTGCGCAGGAACGCCAGCAAATCCTTGTTGCTCATGCCCACGTCGAGGATGCGGGGCACGTACCCCATAGAATCGAGCACGTCCACGAGTCCAGCGGGATAGGATGAGACTTGGTGCGTCCACTTGGTGTGCGAGCGGTGGGACCAGATTTGATTGTTGCGCAGCAAAGGCTCTAAACCTTCAATGCGGTTTTTCTTTGCGTTCTCGCTATTGTCGTAGGGGAGCTCGTTGACACGAAGCGAGTTTTTCTCGCGGTCATTGCGCTCGTCTAAGTAGAATTTCAAAATGTTCTGTGCCGCTACCGTCTCCAGCCAAAATTCCTTCAACTGCCAGCGCCGCGCCACCTTGTAAATCATGTTCACGAGTTCCGAGTATTGCGTTGGTTCGGCCCACAAGTCGAGCAGATACAGGCGCGAGGATTCAGGATCATAGCCCACCACGATAATGCAGTGGTCGCAGCGCTTGGTTTTCTTGGCGTGCGCTACGTCTACGATCATGCGCATGGTCAAGGCGCCGGGTTGAAAATCTTCTATCACTTGTCCTTCATACGCTTCGTGCTCGATGAGCAGGATGTTGCGGGGATCTTCGACATCTAGATTGGGCTGCGACTGCTTGAAGCGAAAGTATCGTAGCCACTCCGGTTTGAAGATGCACTCTTCCGGCAACACACTCTGGTTAAGATAAAAGTGCGCGTAGTCGTAGGCCGACAGGTCTTTGCGCTTTTGCTGTAAGCGCTCCATCGGCCACTCTTCGGGGAAGATGGGGATTCCCGGTGGATGCAGTTCGCAACACCCACCCTCGGCGGAGTGAGTTTCAAACTTGAAATGTCCCTGGTTCTCTCGAATCCAGCTATTCAGGTCCACATGGCCCCAGCGGTTGCCGTCAACAAACTGGCGTCCCAATCCTAAGCCGCCTTGATGCGCAGCGGTGTCTAGACGGGTTGAGAGTTGCTGGTGCCAGCGAATCAAATCTTCCGCCACTCTGCCATCGCCTCTGAGCATGGAGCTTTGCGCCGCGCGGCCGAAATTATCGTCTTGAATGGTGGAGTCGGGATGCACGCCCTGGAGCGCTTGACCCACGCCCTTATAAGAATAGGTGGGGTTGGTCGAGTCGTAGGACTTCGACAAATCTCGCTTGTGGAATTTGGTGTGGTCGTTCCAGACGCACGAAGCATCCGGTATCACTTCGGGGAAAACGGCCTGGAACAAGTCGTTATTCTGGTAAGTCGAGTCCACGTCTTTGCCCATGTCGATCGCTCGGGCTTCGATTTCGTGCGCTATGAGTGTCCTGGTATTTTGGTTGTGCAGGTTGCGCATGAAGCGAATCCAGGCATCGCCGTAACCCAAGTGTCGCATCTGCACTTCGTCGGTTTCCGTGAAGGGAATAGCCCACCAGATAGAGAGAGAAATAGCCAAAGTCGTTTTGAAATGTCCCATCGGCGCTTCGAGAACAAGGTGCAAATCTTCCGTCTCAAGCGATGTGCAGAGTTGCCGGTGGAAAGTGCGCAGACGATCTTTTTTCAGCGTGTGGTAAGCGAAGAAGAATAGAGAGCCAAGCGAGTTAAGACGGACGGCAGTGCAGTATTGTACGGGCTTCTCGCGCAGATCAGGTAAAGGAAGTAAACGCCACTGCGTCATGCCGTAGTATGCAGGGCCATCGACTTTTTGACCATACGCTTTTCTAGCTCGCCACCGTGCACCCTGGCAATCACATCGTTTTCGAGAATAATTTGGATTAACGCCATTTCTGTTTTCCCGGTTTTCAAATTCACTCCGACTAGATCAAGTCCATGCCCAGCGAAAGAAGGGCAAAGCACCCGGTGGCCAAGTTTGTAACGCGTGACATTTTCACCCACGGAAACAACGATGCCGGTCGTCGGGCGGCCTTTCTGGTCATCAGGGATTACAACACTCGGTGAGCCCTTGCCGAAACAAGTGGGGCAGGTTATTTTCCCCGTGCTGTCGCAGTGCGAACAGCGAATATCTAGTTGCGTTAATCCTTCACCTTTTTTGTAGTAGCCTACTCCGTTGCAGTTGTCGCAGTCCACGATGGATTCGGTTTGTCCGTCGAGCCCTCCGCGCTTGATTCGATGGTCTTTGTCGCCACAAGTGGGACACTCATAGCCGCTTTTATATTCATCTTGCTGCACAATGATTTGATTTGGAGCGGCCTCTAAGCCACGGTTGCCAACCCAAAAGATGTTTTCAGGTGGCTGAACTTCCGGTGTCGTCGGGGGATTCTCCGGTACTGGGAGATAGTTCGCTTGCGTTGCCATTGATGT